CGTTACGAACTCAAGATATTGTGACATCAAATCAGCATTCATACCAATCAATCTAACGGGTAACGCTTCTAAAATGAATTCTTTTTCAATTGCCAATGCACTAACAATAATTTCTTTAATCTGAGTCTCAGATAATTTATTCTCAATGTGATTATTGAATAAGTGACAAGCGAAATCACAGTGCATTCCCTCATCACGAGAAATCAACTCATTAGAGAAAGTTAAACCGGGCATTAAACCGCGCTTCTTTAACCAAAATATTGAACAGAATGAACCCGAAAAGAAGATACCTTCAACGGCAGCAAACGCAATTAAACGTTCGGTGAATGTTCCATTTTCAATCCATCTTAGTGCCCATTCAGCTTTCTTTTTGATTGCAGGAATGGTTTCGATTGCATTAAATAAATTTAATTGTTCTTGCTTATCTTTAATGTACGAATCGATTAACAATGAGTACGTTTCACTATGGATGTTCTCCATCATAATTTGGAAACCGTAGAACATTTTAGCTTCAGTATATTGCACTTCATTGACAAAGTTTAATGCGATATTCTCATTAACAATACCATCCGATGCGGCAAAAAAAGCTAAGATGTGTTTCACAAAGTGTTTCTCATCATCATTCAATTTGTTATCCCAATCTTGGATATCTTGAGCCAAATCGATTTCTTCCGCAGTCCAAAAACATGCTTCTTGTTGTTTATAGAATTTCCATATATCGTTATGTTCGATAGGGAAGAGGACAAACCGTCCTGGGTTGTCTTGTAATATTTTTTCTTTCATAATTTAAATTGTTTGGGTTCCTGTTCTTTCTTGTCTTCTTCTGTACATATCAGCAGCACGATTGGCACGCTGTTCAACTTTTTGTTCCTCAAAACCAAGTAATGTGTTTTGTGAATCTGTATCAATAATTAACATCTTATTGTCAAACTTACAGTTTTGGAAAATAACACCATCTTTACCGATACGGGACTTAAGTAATGTTAATGTTGCCAAGTCATGTTCTTTTTGTTCTAATGTTTTTGCAATAGATAAGATTACGTGAGCAATTTGTGCTTTCTTAATACTTCCACCCATTTGGTCACTCGTTACCACCTCAGAAGAGATTGAATCACGACTACCCTGAGTTGCGGTCCAAATGGCCATATCAAACTCAGTTGTCATACCTTCTAAACTTCTCATAATAGAACCCTCACCTTTCCATTCTTCACCATTAGTTGATTTCTCAGCTGAGATACAATCAACATAGTCAAGAACTAACAAATCGGTTTTAAATCCTTCAGATGCAAGTTTACGAATCTTACCTTTGATGTCAGAAATGGTTAAGCTATCACTCGCCACTTTTATCATTTTAAGGTTACCCTTAGAACGTGATTGAGCGTCTCTAACTTTCGCAATTACTTCATCTCTATTTTCAGGTTGTTCATCCGGTTCGATGCCTGTCCAAATAGTGTAGTGTTTTCTCTTAATATTACCGACATTATCTTCAAAAAAGATTTGTAAAACATTATAATCTAAGTTGTATGCCGTGTTAGCAAATTTAGTTAGTAATGTTGTTTTACCCGTACCTGTCGGTGCTAAAACAATACCTAACTCACCACGACCTAAACCACCTTTTAAAAGATTGTCAACACCGGCAACACCTGTGGCAATTGGTAATCTGTAATCCTTTTCTAATGCCGCCTCTATATCATGAAACACATCGGTTGCATCGTCACCCATAACACCTACTTGTAGTGCCTTTTGGATAATATCTTCAATTTTAGAATACTCCTCAAAGTTACCGTTCTCAATAATGTTGGTTACTAACTTCAGTTCCTTTTTAAGGTTTTGTTGTTTGCAGAAGTTTAATGCTCTGTCTTTAACAAATTCAAAGTCCTTATCATTATTCTTTATTTCTTCCAAAGTATCTAAATGCACACGTGATGCACCCTCACTACTTGATTCTGAAATAATTTTCTGACCTAATGTTTCATAGATAGGAATCTTATTATACTTGGTATGTAACTCCTTTATGTTTTCGATAACGTACCTAAAGGAGTTATTATCAAAAAACTTTGTTTCTAAAACATCAATAATAGTCTCCCCAAATTTCTTGTCCTCAATAATCGCCTTAATCAACGATTGTTGAAAGGAAAACCCTAGATGCCCAAAATTTCTTTCTTCCATAGTAATAATAATAAATTTGTTTTTAAAGTTGGTAATTTAAATAAGTTGTTTCCAATTCGTCAGATGATAAAATGTCCGTTAAGTTACCTAACATTCTTTTTAATTTTGGACGAATATCTACCGTATATCTCACCTTAGGGTGGTAGTAATAAGCAGGAAATACTCTTTCAATAAATACATCGTCACCTAACTTTATTTGCAATAAAAAGTTCTCTTTATCTTTGCCTGAATTATCTTCCACATAGTCCGAAGATTGGAAAAAATTCTGATTTTCACATAGATAATCGGAACTTTTTATTTTTAAATCTTCACTTATTTCCTCACAAATATTTTTAACATAATAATACATATCCATAGAGCGACGAGCTTTAGGATTGTGGTCTACTACGTTAAAAAATCTTTGGCAAACGATGTTCTTTTCTAATGTTAATAAGAACTCGAATTTAGTAATTGATTGTTCGTTACTCATAGTTTTTAATTTTAATAATTCTTTTATTTTTTTCTTTTCTAGTTAATCTAAGGAATGGGTTTAGAAAAATAACAAACTTGTCATCCGATTTTGGTAATATATTATTAATCCCATCTTCTGTCATCAACCTCATTGCGTTTTTATATGACCTACCTTCTTGGTCAAGATTTTCCACAATTAATTCGTTGATGCTTTCCTTGGCTTCATCGGTTAGAATCGGTTCATCTAAGTTAACTATTTTATTGTTAATTTCAAAAAATTCTTCGCCGAAAACACCGTGTTTTGTAACGCCGGTTAATAAGTTTGTGATTAGTTTGTTGTTTTTATCTTTCTCAAATATTTCATTACTTTTTTTAATAATGTCACCTAAAGAAAGTTCTTCTGTTTGGATTTCAGGAAACAAGGATATTAATCTCTTGATGCCCATGTTTTTAATGCCCGAAATATTATCCGAGGAATCACCACACAACATCTTAATAACTTTAACATTTTCAATCAAGACATCTTCGTGTTGGTACTTGATGGTATCTTTTTTTGTGTAAAGTTTATGATGTGATGGGTTGTAAATTTTTGTGTTTTCCGAAACAAGTTGTGTTAAATCTCCGTCCGATGAATAAACAATCATGTTCTCATTTGGGGAGTTTTTTGTGTAGTAAGCAATACAATCGTCAGTCTCACAGTATTCGTACTCACCTTGGCGAACAAATAGCTCCTCAAGGTATTGTTTGATTCTGTCTCTTTGGTAATTATAAGAGTTTAACTCTTCTTCTGAACGTAAACGACTTTTACGGTTCTCCTTATAAAGATGATAAATCTTTTTTCTTGATTGGGAACCTTCTTTACCATCCCAAAAAACTACGATTTTATCCAAATGATAGGTTTCAAATGACTTTCTAAGGGTATTGAGGAAATGATATATTCCCCCAATATGATTTCCCTTATAAAAGAAGTTTTTACACCCGTAAAATCCGATTGTTAATAAATTGTCGCCGTCGACAAGTAAAACGGACATTTTGTTTAATTTAAATTGTGAAACTATTCTTCGTCTGAATCATTTGCGTCCGCAACATCTTCGAATTTGATATCTTTTAAGTCAGATACCTTCTCACCAAACAACTTGCTAATATAATCTAAGTTATCTTTAACATATTGTTCACGTGAAATTTTTTCTTCAGCCGTTTCTTTTGCTCTCAAAAATCCGTGTGGTGTAACCATAATCTTACCATCAGCAAACGCAATACCGTTAACGTGGTTTTTCATTACTGAGATTTTACTTCTCGTAGCCACACTAATAGTTCTTTTGTTTTTTGTAATAGGTATTTTAGTTGTACCTGCGTTCTTTTGATTACCAAATAAGAAAACTAACGTAGAGTTCAAGTAAATTGCTTCACCACCTTTAGCTTTAATTTTTGGTTGTCCATAGATATTGTCCGGTAACTCAACCCAAGGTTGATTGACAATAATCAATGTGTTTGTGTGTGGTTTCTCAGAACGACGAGAGCCTGAGATACGTTGATTGATACCCATACCAATTTTGTCAGCCAAAGCTGCCGCGTTGTGTTGTTTACCACCTTTACCCTCAAATGTCATCTTACAAGGTACAGAACCCACCGAATCCCAAAGGAATAACAAGTCATAAGGAATATTTCCCTTATCTTGTGCGTCCATCAATTCATTCATAAAGTCTGTAATCTGTTCAATGTAGTCAAAGTCGTTCTTAAAAATATAAGGACCCGAATAAGTTACCTCTCCCGTTTCAGGGTCAACTTCTTGTTCTACAGGGATACCCATAATCCTTGCGTGTTCAAAATCAAACTTTTGTTCTGTGATAATAAACACAGGTAACATTCCTTTTTTAACACCGTCAGCAGCCGCACCTAATAGTGCAGTTGTTTTACCAGTATCGGAATGTCCTAACAACATGTTAATGTGACCAATCGCAGGACCGGGGATACCCGTCGCATCCAAGAAAGCATCACCTAAATCTAAGAACCTATCAGCCTTAAATGTAGTTTTAGTCGAATATTTGTTTACAACATTCGCAATGCTTGAAAAATCTTGTTTTTTAATAGCCATGTATTTGTTTGTTTAAAAATGGGGTGGATATTTCACCACCCCGTGATACTAAAACGGCAACTCTTCGTCAATATCATCATCCGCTTGTGGGTCAACCACTGAAGGTGTTGGTACCGATGGTGCAGGCGCTTGTGGTGCCGACGGAGCTTGTGGAGTGAAGTTTTCTTCACCTGTTGTATTAGATGCCCACTTACCTAAGTTAGAGTCCCAACGAGGTGTTTCACCCTTTGCAACCATATCTAAGTAGTCTTCACCTTTCTTAGAATAAACATCTGACCAAGTTAATTCATCATTAGACCAAGTGCTTGCGATGTTTTCATCTGTATGTAAAGGTCCTTTATCTTCAGGAATTACTGAGTTGATTGTTGTGTACTCTTTACCTGTACCCGCTTTAGTTAAAGCCAAAGATAAGATTAAGTCACGACCCTCAGTAACACTTGTGATGTCACCTTTATTACGGAAGATTGGGATAATTTTATCCAAGATACCATCTCCTTTTGCGTTGTGTTTAAATCTCCAAAACTTAACACCATCGTTTTCATTATCACGGTCGATAACTTTTACAATGTAGAACTTACGAGAACGGTACGTTCTTGCTAACTCACGGTCAGCTTCGATACCTGTCATCATTAACTCTTCATAAATCTCGTTTAATGGAGAACGTTTTCCATCTTGTTTAGGGTCGAATAATTTCACCCATTTTCCATCCACCTGTACTTCGTGGAAGTATACCTCAACAAATGGTGAAGAACCATCTTTTGTAGGTAGAATACGAATACGTTTTTCCTCACCCTTAGAACCTTTCGGTAATACGGTTGTGAAATACTTCTTCATACGGTCCTCTGAGGACACACGATTTGCGTTGCCGCTTGCGGCGTTCTTGTTTTTCTCGTACTGTGCTAGTACTGCGTCAAATGTAGACATAATTAATAAATTTTAGTTATAGGTCAAATATAAATAAAAAAACCCGAATTGCGAAATCCGGGTTAATTATTTTTAAAATATTTTTTTAATAAGATTACCAGCTAATGGTATATCTTGGGTATGTTCCCATAGTATCAAAAGATTCACTAACCGTATATCCATACTGTTTAAGTGTTGTAATCATCGCAGGATTAATTTTACCTCCATCAACTATTATTGTGTATAAACCCTGAGCGGTTGCTCCGGTTACTAAACTATCAATATATGATAGTGAACTTGTTGCCGTATTTGATGCAATTCTTGCTGCTGACCCTGATATCATTTTTTATATTTTTTTATTCTAATGTTAATAAATAACTTAATTTATATAATAATCCCAACATTTCATCACGAAGATTAAGTAGATTAG